AAGCCTTCCGCGACACCTGGCGCGACGGCATCCATTCCTATCTGACCTACCTGCGCGACCGGCTGACCGTGGCCCGCGATCTCTTGACGGAATCGGGTTCGATCTTTGTGCAGATCGGCGATGAGAACGTGCACCGTGTGCGGGCTGTGATGGATGAGGTCTTTGGGGACGAGAATTTTGTCAGCCAGATCCCGTTCTCCAAATCGAGCGGAACAAACAGCCCCGCTGGCAGCACATTGACGATATCTAATACAGTAGATTATTTGGTGTGGTATAGTAAATCGGTCCAAATAGTCAAATATAGGCAGCTCTACAAAGAGAAATCGGACGGGATTAGCACTGAGCAGGCATATTCTAGGGGAGAGGCTGAGAACCCATACACCGTGAGCGATTTAACCGGCCAGAAGCCGACGACCGTTTATGATTTCGAATTTCGCGGTACGACATACAACCCATTGCCGCGGGGATGGCGCACGACGCGCGCCGGCATGCTAAGAGTTGTGAAAGCCGATCGCATTGAGCAAGTTGGGGCCAGGATCCGTTATAAACAATTTCTCGGTGATTATCCTGTAATCCCAAGCAATAATTTATGGTATGACACGGGAATCGCTGGATTCGCGTCTGAAAAACGCTATATCGTTGAAACCTCTACGAAAGTCATAGAACGCTGCATCCTCATGGCCACGGATCCTGGCGATCTCGTCCTCGATCCCACCTGTGGTTCAGGCACCACGGCCTACGTGGCCGAGCAATGGGGCCGTCGCTTCATCACCATCGACACTTCCCGCGTCGCCCTGGCGCTGGCCCGCTCGCGCCTCATGGGTGCCCGCTATCCCTACTACCTGCTCGCTGACAGCCCCGAAGGCCTCAAGAAGGAGGCCGATCTTTCCGGCAACTTCGTCAAGGATCGACCTACGGCGGGCGACATCCGCCACGGCTTTGTCTATGAGCGCGTGCCGCATATCACCCTCAAGTCCATCGCCAACAACGCGGAGATCGATGTCATCTGGGAAGAGTGGCAGAAGACGCTCGAACCGCTCCGTGCGCAGCTGAACCAGGCCCTCAAGACCAAATGGGAGGAATGGGAAATCCCGCGTGAGGCTGATCCCAAATGGAACAAAGCCGCCACGGACCTCCATATAAAATGGTGGCAGGCCCGCATCGCCCGCCAGAAAGCTATCGACGCTTCCATTGCGGCTAAGGCCGACTACGAATACCTCTACGACCGCCCTTATGCCGATGCCAGCCGCGTGCGCGTGGCCGGTCCCTTTACCGTGGAAAGCATTTCGCCCCACCGCGTGCTGGGCGTGGATGAAGCGGGCGCTGCCATCGACCCGCTCAGCCGCAAGGCCCATTACGATACCTACGCGGACCCGGCCGACTTTGCGGCCATGGTCCTTGAGAATCTGCGCACCTCCGGGGTGCAGCAGGCCGACAAAGCCGATCGCCTCGAATTCACGGCCCTCACTGCCTGGCCTGGCCACTATGTTTGTGCGGAGGGCATTTACCAGGAAGGCAAGGCCAGCCGCCGCGCCGGCATTTTCATCGGCCCCGAATTTGGCACCGTGGCCCGACCGGACCTCGTGGCCGCCGCGCGCGAAGCCGGCGATGCTGGCTTTGATGTCCTGATCAGTTGCGCTTTCAATTACGATGCGCATTCGTCGGAATTCAGCAAGCTTGGCCGCATCCCCGTCCTCAAGGCCCGCATGAACCCCGATCTCCACATGGCCGGCGACCTCAAAAACACGGGCCATGGCAATCTCTTTGTGGTCTTTGGCGAACCCGACATCAGCATCCTGCCCGTGCAGGGCAAAGGAAAGGACAAGGCCGATCTCATTCAGGTCAAAATCAGCGGCATCGACGTCTTCAAGCCCCAGTCGGGCGAAATCGTCTCCGGCGGCCCGGATAGCATTGCCCTCTGGTTCATTGATACAGATTATAATGAAGAAAGTTTCTTTGTGCGCCAGGCCTACTTTCTGGGCGCCGGCGACCCCTACAAGGCCCTGAAAACCACGCTCAAAGCAGAAATCGACGCCGAGGCCTGGGAAAGCATCTACGGCGACACTTCGCGCCCCTTCCCAAAGCCCGCCTCTGGGCGCATTGCCGTCAAAGCCATCAACCACCTGGGCGATGAAGTCATGAAGGTGTTTAAGGTATAGGGGATGCCGACGATCTCACAATTTTTTGGGATCAGTATCCAGATGTTCTGGCGCGAGCACGCACCACCGCATTTCCATGCCCTTTACGGAGAGCACGAGGCCTTGATTGATATTCGCACGCTGGAAATCATGGGCGGACACCTGCCGCGGCGGGCGCTGGCGCTCACTCTGGAGTGGGCCGCTGAACACCGCAAAGATTTGATGGAGGATTGGGATTTATGTCAAAACAAGCTGCAACCCAAGAAAATACAGCCGCTGGACTAGTGCCTCCTGCACCCTGGCGTATTCACACACTTGCGATTCTCCCTGGTTGGAGATTGTCCGTAACCTTCAACGACGGCCGTACCGGCGTTGTCGATTGTTCTCTGGTTGTGAGGCAGCCACAGGCAGGAATATTCGCGGCACTCGCAGATGAGTCTTTCTTTCGCCAGGCCGCTCTGGTGCTCGGGGCCGTTTCCTGGCCCAATGGGGCTGACCTGGATCCGCACTGGATGCATGAGGAACTGGGACGCGAAAGCACCTGGGTTGTACCGTTTTGAACTGGCCTCTTTGCAAGGCATAAGTCATGAGCAGGCGACTGAGTTTTGTCAATTTCAAAGGTGGCGTGGGAAAAACCTCCCTCGCCGTCAACATTGCCGCCGCCATAGCCCGGGATCTCAAAAAGAAGGTCCTGCTCGTGGATTGTGATCCGCAGAGCAACGCCAGCATCTGGCTCTTGGGATTGAAGCGCTGGCTGCCACTGACAGCGGAGAAATCTGTTTGTTCCCTGGTGCGTTCGCCGGCCCCGCCGGTATTTGAGCTCATCCAGAAGCAAGTCGTGCAAAATGCGGAGGGAATGGTCCTCATCCCGGGTCTGGATCTCTTGCCCAGCGTATATGGTTGGCTGGATGACCCGCCCGGCGGAAGCAGTCCCCCTTATATCCGTTTTTACGAGAAGTTGGCTTCACTCATGAGCCAGTACGATTTCATCTTCTTTGACTGCCCGCCCAACCTCTACTGGCAGTCGCAATGCGCCATTTTCGCGAGTACGGAAATCTATATCCCGTGTAACCCGGACGAACTGAGTCGAATCGGGCTTGATCTGCTCAATAAGAAGCTGCTCGAATTTCAGGAAACGGTGCAGCCCATTGAACAGAAGATGCCAGGCTATAGGTTTCCGGTGGTTCGTGGAATCATCTTCAACGCCGTAAACCAGTCGGCCAAGAATGAAGACATTCCGCGGATCGAACAGAAGATTCGAACACTCAAGGAGACATCGAAGGTCTTCGATCCCAAATCCAAAGTTTTGTCGGTATCCGTCCGGCAAACCGTTCAAGCCGGACAGGCCGTCTACGAATCACAGCCTGTAATCCTTGACCCTAAAAAAAGCAAGCTGCGCGATGACTATGCGGCTTTGGCCAGTTACATCGCAAGCATAGGAGAAATACAATGAACCTTGAGGATCGGCTTAAGACCATTCTGTCATTGCTGCGCGAAAGGCCCGCCATGATTTCTGAGAAGGAGCTGAAGAGTCCAGTAAAGGCTCTCGAGAAAGCCGCCACACAATTTCTGAATCACGCAGCAACCTTTGATGGCGTAGATTTCAGCTTGCTGATCGAGGCGCGCGCGGCAATTAAAGCGATTTCAGGTACAGCGGCAGTGGCAGAAGTCAACCGTAGGCTCACGCGCTTTGGAATCAAAATCCAGGGAAAAGCAACGGAGAAAGCTGCCATCGCTCTGCAAATAGCTCGCAGTGCGCAGGCCGCCGCAATCATCGCGGAAATTCGGCTGCGACCCCAGGATATTGTCCGCGAAGAATTTTATGCGCTGGTTCGGTTACCAGAGCAGGCCCTGTTCGCAAGGCTAGAGGCTCTGAATGATAAAGAACTGGAGGCTCTCATCAAGAAACACGGGGGAACCATTAAGAAATCAGGAAAGGGGAAAAAGCTGTCTCTTGATCGAGAAACAACCTTGAGAACGTTTATACAGAAGATTGAGAAAGAAAGACTTGCGACGCAATGACTCGTGAAAATGGAGCGGGAACAAAAGATTGAAACGCTACTGGCAGCACATCCGTATCTGGTCCACGCCAGATTTGCGTCTGCGAAAACTAGAACCCAACTCGTGCAGGGTCAGGACCGGCTGGATCTCTGGCTTGAGCTTTCCGGCAAGGCCAGTATTGTGGAAATCAAGCGCGGGAATCTCACCATTGCCGCTATCGAGCAGCTGGAACGTTACCTGAAGAACTGGGCACAACCGTTGCCTTTAGCCGCGAATCATTTTCTTGTCGGCAAGCCGCCGCAGAATGAACTCGCATTCGCAGCCGCCCTGAAGGCCTCGACGTACGGGATTCAACCAGTGCTCCTGGGGCATGACATTCCGCTTGAGCTGGCCTTCGACTCCAGGGCCGGCCGTTACGTGGCCTTTGATTCGAATCGAATCGACCTGGCAGCGGGCGTCATCCGTCTGCTGGTTTAGCGCCTGGGGATGTCACACACTCCGATTATCATAGAAGTATGAATATTCCGGAACTCCTTCACGACCCTTTGATGCCCACAGCCGATTACGTTCCCTGGCTGGCCAGCCACGGAGCCTGTTTCTGCTTGCCGGCTGACGTATTGACGGTTCCCATTCCCATAGTCGAGGCACGGATACGGGGCAGGCAGATCATCTGGGGAACGGTGCAAACTCCCTTTGGGTCAAAGCAGCCTTTGTTCGGCATTATTGATTATGTGGAACAGAAACGCCTGCCTGCCGGTGCCAGCTTCATTGGTCCAGATGGACACCCGGTGGCCGCCATCATTGATGCGCGCAATTTTGGCTTCCCGGCCTACACCCTGGCGAAAATAATTGAGAAAGCTAGGAAGCATACGGAAAAGTGTTTGCGATCAAAACCGAAATTGCGCCAAATCACTTTAGTCCGGAATGAACGCGAATCTTTAAGGCCAGCCGGCCTCCACATCGTAGTCCGAGGTTGGGCCTGCAAGCTGCGCGATTTCCACCTCCTTGGCATACCGGGCCTGTTTGATGGGTGCTACGAATGCCATGATCTCAGCAAGTAGAGCTTGAGCGTCTGCGGCACTATTCAACATGCGAACATTGAGGCGGTCCGCAGTGAGCCACGTTTGTGGATATTGCCCCAAAGCCATGACCTCTTGCAGGAGACGTCGCACGGACGCATCACAGGCAAACTTGCGCCCTGAGCCATCGACATAGCCCGCTGCAATCTTCTGATCATGAAATGCGATCACAGCTGCGGTGGTGCGCGCCTTGTATTCGTTCAGGTCGATTTCCCCGGTGGCATACAAATCCCACGTGGACTTTGGAACCAGCGTTCCGTTGACCAATTTCATCCCCGGAGTATTGGCCCAGGCGTTTTGCCACGCGTCAATGATTGACTGGTACGAAGCTATGGATAGCAGCGGCAAATTCGGCCTGGAATCCAGGTATTCTATATGGCCAGCGGATTCGTTCCATTGGATCGCATGAATACCCTGTTCCCGAAGCGCTGTACAGTCGACGGTGCGGGGGATTCCGTCACGCAGGACGGTATTCTCAACGGGCAGGATAGTAAGTTTCATTTTGGTGCCTCCAATTTAAGCATGGCCGCGCCCACTCCAATGAGCGCCTTGACTGATTCGTTCCGCAGGCTCTCAATAGCAGCTCCGTGCTGACGGGTTTGCTGGGTATTGTCGATTAAGAGCACTGGCAGCCATGCCATCGCACAGGCCCATTCATCGACCGGTTCCCCGGTTTGAGGGTGGATTCCCCTCACCTGGGTGAACCAGGCGCATTTTGTCTGAATGCAATCCTCTTTGATAAGCGGGCAAAAACGCCCGGATTCTAAGCGCATCAGTTCTTCTCCGCGATGATCACATCAACATACTGTACGTCAAGATTGAAGGATGGATTGGTGAAGCCATGCGAGTGGGCCTCGCCAGAACCGGTGCTGTAAGTGTTGACACTACCGGCCACGGCATTTGTGACCTGCCATGGCCCCGTACTGCCGCCCGCTCCTGCGAACAGCTGAATCCCATGCGAGTGCGACGGAATATCCGCGGTCGTCAACGTGTGGTTTTGCACTGCTCCGCCGGCGGTAGAAACACTGGCATTCAAACGCGAGCTGAATGAATTGGTTCCACCGGAGCCAGCCGTTCCGCTTACCACGCGTAAAGCCTTATCATTATGAGTGGTGATTTTGGTCCACCCCGTGGGTGCCACAGTTTGCTGAAACAGCAGCCTGGTACCGGAAGGAAAGGCCAGCGCATAAGTGCTCGCCGCATCCACCTGCGTCAGATAAGTGCTCGCAGCCTCTGTGAGACTAAGGTAGTTATCAGCGACCCAGTTGATCGCTTTCGCGAAAGTCTTAGCCCCGCTGATGCCATCATAAATGGCTGTCAGGAGATCAGTGAGAACCCCCGTTTTGTTGGCGGCGGCCAGTTTCGCATTAGTGATCTGATCAGCCGCAATGTGCCCATCTTCGATCGTTTCCAGCTGGATGTGAGCTCCAGAAATACCTTTGCGGGTCCGCAGATCTGCGCCGGGCGTCACGGTCCCGCCGGAGGCCGTAACCTCACGAATCGGAACATCGCCATCCTGGAGGGACCCTTGCCGGGCCACCACTTCATAGCTGTTTTCACGCCAGATGATGGGTTCTCCTGGATTGTTGGGAGCGGTGTTTTCCGTCTCCGCGAAGGCATGGCGCAGGACGATCGTGCTCGTCGCGTCAGCCGGAACCGGGATGGCCGTAGGGGCCGGGTCGACCACGATGCGCTGTCCATCCGCATTGTAGGCAATGACCGTTTCAGTGAAGTCGATGGTATTCGGGCCGGCCCCGGCCGCAATGGCCCCGCCTTCCACAATGCCCCACCCATGCAGTTCAAAATCCCGGTCTATGATCTCCTGGGCTTTGGTCTCCTGCTCATGCTCCCAGTCTTCTTTGAAGACTGCCTTGCCATGACCTGGGAAGGTGATCCCCGCTAATCGATCCATAAGAACTCTCCTTTGCTCTGTGTGATGTCCCCGCTCATAATCAATACACCAGCTCCAGAATGCTTTGCTCTGACCGCCTTGATTGCAGTGGCAGAGTGTACGGCCGGCCCATGCCCATGGGCGTGAACGGGCCCAGGTTCTCGCGGAATTCCGGCCAGTTGCCACCAATGTTGATCTGGGCAAGAGCCCGGTTCAGGCCTATCCGATCAAAAGCCTCCGCCAGGGCTGGCAGGTAGATACGATAGCGGTATAGTATGTATTTCCGTGAAAACTGAATGGAGTCCAGCGGCCCCCCAATCCAAAACATGTCTTGCAAGTGGAGCGCGGACCGGTAGATCTTGAACATGGATACGGCGGTCCCTGTGATGCTCTGGACGATCATCTTCTTCACGCTGATGGCCGCTCCACTGGAACGGACCGCGCGCAGGATCAGCAAGCGTGAGCGGTAGTCGGCATCGCTCTCCGCTTCGCGGCGGGCCAGTTGCATGCGCTGACCCCACAGATCCAGACCATACGATTCCGAAGTCTCCAGATTCTGCTGGCGGTAGATCCAGCTGGCCTTTTCCGCGCGCCGGATGAAACTGCGATTCAGCCGCTCCAGAAAGCGATACCAGATGGACTGGCTACCGAGTGCACGAATAGCCCTGCGCAGATTGGGCCACCAGGCTTTCAGGAATTCAAACTGAAAGCGGTTCAAGCCGTGACCCCCGTGATGGAGAAGGCTTCTCCGTAGACGCCTACCGATCCCACCGGAATGGTTTCATCGCCAATCGGGGTTACCGACACCCCGGTGCAGCCTTGCAGCGTGAAGAAAGGCGAGCGGAATTCTGCATCGACCCAATTCTGACCATCAGCCAGCGCATACAGATAAGCTTCTGCCATGGAAAGGAGCTCGGCATCCGTCGGGATGAAGCTCACATCAGCGAAGATCACCTGCACGGTCCGTTCAATCACCACAGCATCCAGATCATCGATGAGCACATGGGCCACGCCGCCCGGGTTCCGTTCATCTGCATCGAAGTGGTCGATGAGTTCCTCTTTTTGCTCCGTAGTCAGGTATCCGGTCTGGCCACGGCAGAGTAGTTTGATCTCCCCCTCCAGGCCCAGTGTTTTGGCAGAGCGAAAGGCGACCCGATCCACGAATTCAAAACCCAGCGTCTGGCTCAAATACCAGTTCTCCGTCCACATGGACTGGACCTGCGCAATTTCTGCCAGGGCGATGCGGTTGCGTACGGAGGCGATCGATTCACGCTCTGTGCCCGGGACGGTGGCATTGTTCTCGTAATTATTTACATAGTTGATCCCTTCAGGCGGATTTTCCAGAACGGAAATCGCATCCAGAGCCACGTTTCCGATGATACCAGGAACCAGAGCCTCCACCTGCAGAAGTACAGTATAGTATCCGTTGCCGTCCTCGGGGGTTGTGGTCAGCAGCTTCGATGCTTTGAGCGTCCTGAAGCGGACCCGGCTTTCCTCCGGACCGCCCGTGGACACAATCAAACCCTGCGGAATGGCAATGTCTGTGATCTCTGGCAGTGTGTCTGATCCTATGCGCACGTTATGGATGGCACGGCTGGCCTGCTTCCACGAAAGGCCATAGCGGCGCAGCCATTCATGGAGATCGTCCTCTTCCGCAGTGTGCGGATGGATCGACTTGAGCAGGGTCACCAGCCGAGTATCAATGAAGACGTAGATGGCAAAGGCAAAGGCCCGGATCAGGCTGTAAATCCGGGATAGAGGACTGAAAGTGAAGTTCTTGAAAACGGCCGGCGCTTCCTTTAGATCCAGTATGATCTGGTTGAGAACCTCCTGCTTTGTGGTTTCGATTTTCATTTCAGCTGAAAATTCCTTACAAATTGTCCGCTCTTCGTGCGAAAGCTCACTGACAGAGTATCGTTATCCTCAATGTCCACAGCAATGCTATCCCCGAGAATAGCAGGGTGCTGTGACAACATGCGCTCCGCATCCATGATGCGCGCCAGTCCATCGGCAGGATCATCGCTGCCCTGCATCCGCCGTTGCCGCGAATAGATCTCTGGATAGTCCAGGTCATCAGCCGGGCGCATTTCAAAATGCTCCTTGATCTCTGCCAGAATGATGCGCAAATCATCGCTCTGGATGGCAAGATCATCGGCTGCGTCCAATTTCAGGTCGCCTTTGATTCCGGGTGCCGTGTTTTCTGTTTCAAGGTCAATCATTTTTTTAAACTTTTAGGCGAGCGCTGCCGCAGTGCGCGCTTTGAGTGCCGTAATAGCTGCGGCTGTGCTGAGAGGATCGCCGCCCGCAGTTGCCGTCTCCAGAGCAGTCAGTAAATCCGCGATGATCATGCCCAGCGTATCGCCGACCGGTCCGATCTGCACCTGACCGGTGGGCAAAACCATGAGCGCGGGTGTGGCGGAGCGAAAGGCGATTGCGGCAGGGCGGGAAGACTGACCGTCGCGAAAAAGCACTACAGCCTCCATTCCGGACACTGGTGTCACTGGACCGTAGTAGGGAATATCATGCAGCACTTCCGTGTCCACCTGCACAGTGCAGGTTCGCTGCTCGACTGACACAGCTCCCACGATGCCTCTGGTCGGAGCGCTGGATTGGCCTCCCAGCAATTCTTGCAAACGGCGATGCGCTTCAATCAGATCTGATTCCATCAGGCCACCGCTCGCGATACATGGATTTCCTGTCTATATGTAGCCGCTTCACCACTGAAAGTTTTGACCACGCGATCCACGTTCGCCATACCTGAGCGCTCCGGTTCGTTCTCATCCTGGATCTGTATGGTCATGGAATGCGCAACTGGTGGTGCTCCAAGAGTTTTGAAGCTACCAGAAAAAGATCCCTGGGCCGCTGCATGCAGAGCCCGGGCCCGGTTCTGCAGAGCAGCTCCGGTGAGGCCATCAGCTATGACCTTGACCGTTTCCGTGCCTGCCCCAAAACTACCCATCTGTTTGACGCCGGTACGCGGATCTTCTGATTCCACCATGATGCGTACGTTCTTGGCCGGTATTTTCAGTTCGAGCTGATCCTCTAAAATCAGAGCTGCTCCATTGTAGTTGTTGCTACGCAGGCGCGGATCGCTGGCAGGGATTACAAAGCGCAGGGCTGCCTCCGTGGGAGCCTGGCCGCTTTCTTCTACGACCAGGCGATTGTTCTTAAAATAGCAATCGTAGCCGTAGATACGTCTGAGCTCCCAGAGCACAAAACGACAGGACTTGCCCAGACAACGCATGGTGATGGGCACCGGAGACTCTACCCGGATCTCTGTGGGTAACCCCGCAGCAACGCGGCCCAGCACATCAGCCAGGGGAGCATTGTAGAAATTGGTCTGCATTCGGCGTCCCGCCAGGCTTGACATATCATCGCGGCATTCAAATTCGATGGGTTCACGGGGCTGGACCTTGAAGACCCGGCCCTCAAATTCCAGAAAGATCCCGGATTGAGTGTATCCTGCACTCCAGCGCACAGGCGCGCCCACTTTGATCTGCTCTTTCTTGAGATTGCGGTAGCGCGGCAGTTTCACGACCAGTGTATCCGTCGGGGTGTTGCGCGAAGTATCAAGCACCACTTCCCGCACAGCGGGAAATTGCATACCACCGACTTCCAGCTGCTGCTCCATGCGCAAAATCATGCCGCCCTCCGCCTTGCCGCGGCATCCAGTTCCGCCGGAGTCACCAGGGCCGGGATAACGATTTCCACATCCACCGATTCATAGATCACAAGCCCACCGTTGGCTTTACGGATCAACCGGGCGAAGTGTTCGGTCTCATAATACTGCAACGAAAGCGCTTCAAAAGAATCACCTTCTTTGATCACATGGCGCAATTCCTTGCTGGCTGGCAGAGGGATCAGAAGTGGCATGCCGGGCCGCAAATCATCGATCCCGCCAATGACACTCTTGTTTGCCTCGTAGATGAGGTAGAAAAGATCCCAGCGACCGTAATAGAGGGCAGTGATGCGCGGCAAAGTATCGTCGTTGCCGGATACGTGAGTCGCCAGAACCATCACAGGACGGCCCCCAGAGCTTCTGCCTTGGAATCCAGACCGGCTTGATCCAGATCCAGTGCAATGTCAGACAGCAACGTGAAGGAGAAAGGCTGCATGTAATCGCTGGGAGCGTCGGGTATGTCGATGCGTTCCATGACCACAGTAGTGATCCCCAGGCTATTGAGCTTCATGTTGGTTACCGTGAGTTCAGATTCGCGCTTCCAGAAGGAATTCAGCCGTCTGACCTGCATGATGATGGAGGGCACACCGATGATGTATCCGGCGGACACAAAATTGCCGCTGACACTGACCTGCCAGTCCTCAAAGCCAGCCATTTCTTTTACCGTTCCTTTCAGCCCGTTGACCTGAGTGATGGTCAGTCGGCGGGCCTGAGAGGCTGCCACGGCTGTCCCGGCGGGAAGTCTCAGGACATCGCCTTCTCGCGCAACGAGGATCAAGGGATCCGTGTCATCAGTGAGGAAGGCCGGAGCAATGTAGCCGCCGGAGAAAATCGGAGGCGCGTTCATACCGTCACCCCTTCGTATTTCTCCACTTCGCGGAAGATCACCTGCGCGAGCATGCGTCCCAATTCATCCAGGGATCCGGTCTGCGATCCGCCCGCCAGATTCAGCTCTCCAATTAAATTCTTGAAGTTCAGGGTGAGCCCCTGGCCCTGACCGCGACCGGCCCCGGCTACGGCCCCTTGATCCAGTCCCTTTACCGGCGAGAGCGCACCGGCAGCTTTCTTCGCAAAACGTTCCACGCTGGGCGCAACCGCTGGTGCACCTTTGTCGATCCCGGCCGCATAGGTCTTGGGCAAGTTCGCACCAAATTGAGTCGTGCGCGCCAGAGGGCCTTTCTTTGCATCGGACATATTGAAATGTTTGCCGACTTCTCCCAGAACCGAAACCACTGCCCCAATCACGACCTTGCCCGCCGAAAGGATGCCCCGGGCGATGGTCTTCATCAGTTGCACACCCGCATTGAAGCCCATGTCATTCATCCACTGTAACAGTGAGACTTTTGCACCGGACAGCCAGCCAGAAATGGCCGCAGGCAGATTCTTGATTGTGTTCCAGTGCTTGTAGATGAGCAGCGGAATGCCAATGAAGGGTGCCAGTCCGGCAACGATCAGCTTGGCCCAACCCGGTAACTTGTTCCAGTGTGCAAAGACCACGCCCGGCACCTGCTTGATCAGATCCCAGTTCTTGTAAATGAGCAGCGGGATGCCAATGAAAGGCATAAGTGGCAGGAGCAATAGGACCACCAGGCCCTTCACCCAGTTGGGCATGGCATTCCATTTGCCTTTCAGCGTGTCAAAGAGGCCCACCACGGAATCCCAGTGCTTCACCAGCAGGTAGATGCCGCCAATGAGGGCAGCCACGCCCACAATGATCAGGCCAATGGGGTTGGCCGTCATGGCCACGTTGACCAGCCACTGCGCCGCAGCCCAGGCTTTGGTCGCGCCAATAGTCACCCAGGTCTTGGCCTGTAAAATGGACTGGCCAATGGCGGCCGCACCCGAGGCCGATGTGTTCGTCGTCTGCGCAAGGGCAGAATAATAGTTCATAATCCGGAACATGTTGAGCGCACCCTGCGCGGCCATGACCACGCCCGTCAGTGTCACGACCACAGCGACCAGGCTGAAGGTGACCCCCACAATTTTGGCAATGTTGGGATGCTCTTTGCCCAGACCGGCTACCCAGCCCACGACGCTGGCCAGGGGCTGGAGGAGCGTATTGAGTCCGGCTGCCATGGGCCCACCCGCATCGGCGAAGAGAGCATTGAACCCTTCTTTCAGACGTGCCGTGGTACCAACCAGATTCTCCAGATTGGCATCAGACATTTTCTTCATGGCTCCCCAGTCGCGGTTCTCCACAGTCGCTCCCATCTCACCTATGTCTGTGCGCAGGGAATCTATATGGGGCAGAAGATTGAGGACCGTTTTGGCCCCCTCTTCGCCAAAGGCTTTGTACAGGGCTGGGAGCTCCTTCGTGGCATCGATGTTTTCACCAAACTTATCGCGCAAAGCAGTCAGAATGTCCGGCATGGATTTCAACTTGCCTGTTGCATCTGTGGACCGAATGCCCAGTTCCTGTAAGCCAGTTCCGGCTTTGGCGAGAAAGGCCCTGTAGGACGTTCCGGCCGAACCCGGATCCATCTTGTTCTGGAGCTGACCGAGCACTCCCACCTGCTCAGTCAGAGTCAGACCGAGAGCGGCACCGGTTGAACCCAGAGAGGTCATGGCCTGCTGCATGGAAGCGCCGTCCGTGCGGTATTTCTGAACGGCAATACTCAGTGTATTGCCAATCATGTTGCCCATGTCCAGGTCACTCATGTTGGAATACATATCCCGGTATGTGTGATAGGTCTGGCCAAAGAGCTTCGACAGCTGTGCGAAATCGCCTTTTGTAGCCGATGCCGTTTGTGCCACGACGCCCGCAAAATTCCCCAGGTCCGCTGCATTCATGGTGGACACAGCCGATTTGATGTCATAGACACCCGTGAGGTAGGTTTCTTTGGCCAGGCCCATATCTGCCGCCAGGGCTGTACCCACAGCGGATAATTTGCTCACCTCGCCGGAAGAGACTCCCAGAGATTTGATGTTCGATTCCAGCTTCTCGCTTTCCATGCGAGCGCCCACCATGGCCTTGCTGACGCCCAGCATCGCAACGCCCACTCCTGCCACAGCCGTCCCGGTCTTGAACTTACCCCAGGAGTCATTGAACCACTTGACATCGTCCGCAGCGACGCGGGTGTTCTGCTGGAATGCCTTCCATTTGTCGTTGATGGCATTCAGCTTGCCGGTCAGACCATCAGCCAGACCAAGAGTGACTCCAACTTTATACTCAGCCATCGAAAGCCCTTACAATGCCCCGCGCCACGCCGATTTCGATGATATCGATCAGCCGTTCTTCTATGTATGTCAGTGATGCGATCATGGCATAGGTCTCATCGTCTCCGGCAGGAAGGCGGCGTCTGCCCAGATAGAGTTCTGCTAAAATCTCTGCTGAGCCGACGCCTGAGCGCAATTCCTGTAGCGCGGAGCTTATAGCTTTTTTGCTAAGGCCTCCTGCGTGACTTTAGAAATTTCAAGCAGCTTGCTCGCGAAGGTGCTGGCAAGTCCAGCATGGTCATCCATCCAGCGGCCCAACACTTCTGGTGCCGGATAGAGCATGCACTGACCCACGAAATTCAGGTCCGCATCGATGCGCTTTTCTGCGCTGGCACTGGAGGAAGATTTATTCAGAATTTCTCGCGACGGTGCGCGGCAGATGATCCTAAAGTCTTCCACTTCCAGCAGGTGGATGCCACCTTTGTTTTCAAAGGCCTTTTTTAAAATGTCAAGGCCCTCCTTGTATTGTTCCAGCCATTCATCATCAATGGTCCGGTATTGAGCGGGCAGGAATTCTCCTGCCTGTCTAACGGCTTCCACGCTCGCGTAGAAGGGATTGATGCCGCCCGTGGGCAGCTGTGGATGTTGTTGTTTTGCCATATCGTTTTACCTTACTTTTGGTTACTCGAACGTGATCACCGGTCTTTGCAGCACGATGAATTCCAGCGGGATCTCCGTCTTGGCCTGACCCTCCTTGAAGCTGTAGCTCCATTTGGTCAGAATGACCTGAGGATAGATCAGCTTGAGAGCAGCCCGGCCACGTGGCTCAGAAATACCCACGATGGGAGACGGTGGCAGATACTCCGGGTTCCCGCCCCATGGAGCCGCCAGACGCACCAGCTTCTCCAGTTCCTCCGCATGCACCATGGCTTTCACGTTGCGCTTGTAGTTCTTGATGGCATAGGCCACCGCTTCGCCTTTCTTGCCATTGATCACTTCGATTTCGCGGGCTGCATCGCCATCGAAACCGGAGAAGTGGATCGCTTCAAACCCGAACAGAGTCAGGATGAAGTTCTGAAAGTTGTAGGCCTCAACGGCCGGATTGTTTAGGTCTTCTGCTGGCATTGCCTTCCTCCTTACTCCTCAGCTGGCGCAAAGCTCGTGCGCCAGCGAATGCCGTTGATTCGGCCTTTGATGAACATGACCAGATCCGCTTCCAGAATCTTCGTGGTGGCGAAGGTCTTTTCAGGATCCAGCTTGATAGCGTGACCGGAAATCTCAGCTGCGCCGGGTTTCTCCATGGCATCAGAAATAGCCTGATCGATCGTGGCCTGAATGTATTCAAGCCCGCCCGAGCCACTCCTGGCTTCCGTGTCCTGATTCAGAAACTGCAGCGAGTTCTGGTAGGCGATGCGGTGCATTTTGTCCGCCCGGCGGCGTTCCGGGATGTCGCGGAAATCGCTGTCTCCGGCAGCCTTGATGCGGTCCTTCGCGATGAAGATGCCTTCGTAGTCATCATACTTCTTGAGCACGGTCAGGCCCATATCATGCAGCACATCCATGTAATCCTGATAGCCTTCCTCCCAGTAGCGGATCTCGCTCATGGTCAGACTGCGGTGGATTTTCACGTAGCCAGCCGATACGTTGGGAGCCCCGGCAGCCAGCTTGGCACAGAGCAGCGTGGCTGCATTGCGCCAGGATCCGATGGTATCGCCCGCATCATAGACGGCACCAAAGCCCCCGAAAGCCCGGATGCCGCCTGGGATGTAGCGACCTTCTGCCGTGACAATGGCCACGCGCGAATGCACGAAGGGATCCCATTCATCGACCAGACTTTGCATGTATTCCTCTACCGTGCCGCTGGTTTTAGGCAGGCCCTCCAGCACTGCGAAGATAGGCAGATGGTTCTCTGTCTCCATCGTCTCCAGCACCTGGGAAACCGACACAGCAAAGGCACGAGTGGCCCCGCCAATGACATGCACCCAGTACATGCGATACTCTTTGAGCAGCACATCCAGGGCATCCAGTCGAGCGGAATTGCTGGGCGAAGGACCGGTGATAGTGAAGGTGTAGATGTCCCCCACATGGAAGGTGTCTGCCGGAGTGCCGTGGTTGGTGAATGTGGCCGTAGCACCCACAGCCAGACTGATCGGCTCGCCGGAGGCCGGAGTGACCACCGGTGCCTCAAAGGTCTGACCGCCGTCTGTGGAGCGCCTGTACTCAGCTGTAGCATGCGCCCCGGCTTTGGTGAACTTCAGGACCACGATCCGCGAACCGGTTACTGTGCCCGCAGTTGTGGGCAGTGCGGCAAGTCCGGTTCCGGCTGTGTGCACAGGTATACCGATTGAGCCCGCAGTATCATTGGCCGGACGAACAGCGAGCACCGGAGCCGGACGCTGCCCCTGTAGTTCGTCGAACTCTTCAAAGTGCTGGCGCAGTGCATCCACGAGCGCTCCGGCCCCGAAGATGTTTTTGCCCTGGGCATAGTTACGGATCAGGTAGATGGTATCGGCATCGCCGCCCTCTGCCTGGCCAATCTTGGCATGCACACGGTCCGGGATAAAGTCGGAATTGCCGAGCCCCCCGTCCTGGTGCGTTGTGATTACATCTGGTGTAGGCATCATTTGCCTCCTTTTTTACGTTCTTCTTTCTGATCATCCGGTGACGCCGGAATCTCCGGCGGTGGAGGTGGACTGGATGCCTGACCTTTCCGGACCGGATCCGGGCGGGCGTCGCCTCTCTTATAGCCTACGAGTGGCCGCCCCATGAATTCGGCGAAAGCCCGCTCCAGCTCTGTCTCCGTGAAGTCGCGGTCCCGGTCCGCTCGCAAGTGGGCCAAAAGTCCGACTTCCACATGCTTTTTGATCTTGTGCCTGGCACAGAATTCGTTCAGTTTCATATTTCCTCCACGGTTGTATTGCGAATTGCGAAGGCGACACCGGCCAGAGTTGGAATGTGCTCTTGCTCCTGCAGTCCGTCTTCGAAGATGATTTCAAGGAATAGTTTGTAAAGACTCAGTTCGCCTGCCGGATCTGTCACGAGGCCACTGTCACCAGCCCGGACACGCACAGTGCCGGACACTTCATTAGTAAAGTATTCGTTTTTTGCGATGTAGAGCAGGGCCTGGTCAATGAGGCCATAGCTATGCTCCGCTGGCGGGGGCGGTTCCTCTTCCGGGCCTTCAGGCTCTTCTACCGGCAAAGGCTCGCGCGAACTCAGAATGTCCTGGGCCGGATCTTCCAGCCAGAACTCCAGGCGATAAGGAAAGGTCTGCTTGAAATGCTGCCGCAGATAGACCAGCTTCGTCGGCACAATGGGCTCTGGTTCTTCTTCCGGTGGATCCTCCGGCGGCTCCTCAGGGGGATCTTCTGGTTCCTCTTCCTCCGGAATTTCCGGTTCGGGGTCCTCCACCTTGCCCAGCTTTTCAATACGCCGCCCGTCCCGGATGTTGGTCGGTTTCAAACTGACCAGCACACAGAAAGGCACCAGCTCCTGAAAACGATTCAGCGGCGGTTCCACCTCCAGAAAGCGAGACTGCGTCATGGTTACTGGAGCACTGGCAGACTGAAAGGGCTGGGTACCATTCAGTACAAGCCCCGCCGCCAGAGTGCGCAGGTATGTTACATGCGACAGTCTCATTTTGAAAAGAGATCCTCCACGGCTTCCCGGAAATTCTCCTGAATGTCCGGTGCAGCTTCCTCCAGGGCGGGCTGCATAAAAGGCCGGGCCGGTAAACTGCGGGGCGCATAGCCCATCTCCTGAGCCCGGGCATAGACCAGATTGGTGCCAACGTCATAGCTCACCGCGCTCTTGCGGTTGATCTCAATGGATCCCGACAGGTCACCATCACTGATCAAAATCGCAGAGCCCCGACCCTTCATGGCTTTCTGGGCCGCATAGACCGGAGAGAGAGCTGGCCACTGTCCGCGATATTTCTGGCGGCGAATCCCGAGCGTTGCATTGCGTTGCACAGCGGCAGCAGAGCGGCCCAGTGCCCGCTCGAATCGATTCGCAGCACCGCTGACCGCTCGCTGTAGAGCCGGACCGAAAGGATCTGTCAGCTCAACCATTGTGAGCACCTCCGCGCTGGACTTTGCGCACCTGCAACTGGATCACATGGAAGGCATCATATTCACTCAGATGATCCGGCGGTGATACCACGTCCCATTCATTGGCCAGCGGCCATGTGTCATCGACGCTATAAAGCCCGCGCACAAGGCGATGGCCCTGCTGGGGCAAGACAAAGCCCGGGTCAGAGGGAACCACAAACTGAATCAGATCCTCATAGCCCTGACGTTCGCCGCCAGAACCGTGATTCAGATCCGCGCGGCGGCGAATCCAGATGCACTTGAAATGACAGGCCGGAGCAAAGACCAGTTTTGCGGTGACTTGCAATCTACCACTGCGCGCAGACGGCACCAGCAAAGTCACCTGCGTGGTGGCAGCACGCTGCACGGCTGCCCGCATGAGTCCAGCAGCTGGTTTCATCCGACCACCCCTGTAAATCCGGCCGGAGCATCTTTACCCGTCACCAGGCGATAGGCACGACGCCGCAATGACTCTGCTTCCAGAGCCCGGTCCAGAGCCGGGATGTGCCGGATGTCGATTTCATTGCCGTCATCGCCTCCAGCCTTGATGCGCGCTTCACTGAGGGCCGTGCAGATCCCGAACTGGTGCACTATCTCAGATTGCACGAGCAGAACCTCTGCCATGCGCGTGGCCGATGTTGCGGGCAAATCCGGAACTGTCACACCGAGCCAGCGCGCCATGTCGAGGCTCGCTGAAGCAGCTGCAGCTTCGAGCCAGAAACCAAAGGCCGTCTGAGAGACTTCGGCCAGCACGGTCTGGTCATCCAGACCGAGACTATCCCCGCCCACGCCCAGCAGGGCCTTCAGTGTTTCCAGCTCATTGACCATTTTCAGCCTACGTCTATGCCTTTCATTGCGTCAGATCAGGCGCTCTTGGTCTTGTAGTGAGCGGCCCCATCGAACATCTTCGAGAACCCATAGTCGAGTGATACCACCGTCTCCTGGATCTGCTGGTTGATGATTCTGTCCGTGTCCTGAATGGCTGACCCCCGCTCCTCATAGTACTTAAGGCAGGTATCACGCTCATAGATCAGGATGGTTTCATCTTCCATGTCCGCGTGAGTGCGCCAGTTCAGGCCAAAGAAATTCTGGATCTGACCGGTCTTCACAAAGGACTCCAGCAGATTCATCGACTGCAGCTGCTTGAAGTTGGTATCGTCGGCCAGAATTTCCTGCAGAAAATCAGGCTTGAGCACAATGTGAGTGGCCTCATGTCCATCGGTGAAACGGAAAAGCAGGTCAATGAGATCCGCATAGGTCCAGGTGCCACCGGCATCGGATGTTCCGGCTGCCGAACCTGAATTGCCATCGCCATCGCGGATCACCTTGAGCGCTTCGCGGGTCATTTCCCGGCTCATCTGGTAACCAAAACGCTGGAAGATGATGGAAGCTTCCAACACCTGCATGCGCCGCAGAACCTCGTAGGTCATGTCCAGCTGGCGGCCCACTTTCTTCAGGCGAATGCTCTTGTCTTTGAGCTTGGCCTTCATGCGTGGAAACATGGCACCTTCAGCCACGCGCTTTGGTTTCACGTCTTCACTGCTGAAATCAAGAGCTATCGGAGTTACGGTCGGTTCGGTGACGGTCTGCGAAACGGAGTAGGTGTCCTCCAGGCGCAGGTCCAGTCGGCCCAGCATAAGGCCCAGACGGATCTGGCGATCGATGAATTCCGGGAAGAGAATTCGGCTGGCCGTGGTGGTAAAGAAATGCTCTACCAGAGTGGCACGGTCGTTGATGCGAATGCCATGCGCCGCCAGCTGTCGCTCATAGGCATCGTGTTTGGCCAGTTCACCTTCGGGCTGGTAGCCAGCATCTGCTTCCAGTTTTGCCAGCAGCTCCGTGAACGTGATCCGTTTGTTTTTGGCTTCCTGCCACATGCCCGCCTCAAGAGCGAGTTTTTTTACTTTTTCTAACACTGAAATACCTCACTTGGGTATTTCCGGAAAAATGTGATGCGGTCCCTTTTATGCCAGGCGGATGCGGACTTTTTTTTCTGTAGTGTCCACAAACCAGACCTGGTAGTAATTGTAATCCAGTGGTGAGCTTTCCAGCTTCACCTTTCCTGCGCCATCGGCGACCAGAGCCTGGAAGCCATGGTCTGGATCTGACCCTGAGTAGTCCAGAGTCAGATCGCCAGCAACAGCCACTCCGCAAATGCCAGACTCCACCGTTGCCAGGATGCCATCAAAGCCGTTGTTGTTGGCACACAGAGCCACGGTATCATTGGCACTCACTTTGACAGGCTTGCCAATGTCCGCCGCCGTCAGTCCGCTGTGTTTGAACGTGACCAGCTGCAGGCTGAGCACGTTCTGCGTGGTAGGTTCAATCATCGCGAGACTCACCGTTACACCATCCTGAAACGGACAAGCTCGTTGTCTTCATCCACCGACCAGACCCGGTAGTAGGTATGCGGCCCGAGGGAATCACTGGTGCCATCGACTGGAGCGTCCGCAGCTTCATTGGCATGGGTCAGTGAACCGAAGAGGTCTTCATCGGTAGAATCATTGCCGTCAGTGATGCGCACATTGGAAGCACTGCCGGTTGTCGCGCTCGTGATGCGAATCTTACCACTGACCACAGCGCAGGTTCCAGCTATTCCCAGAGCCGTCGCAATCGCAGAGGCTACGGTGGTCAAAGTCTGGGCTGCAGAGCCCACAATGGAGACTTCAATAGCCACCCCATCAATGACAACAATGGCACCATAAGTGGTCGTATCATTTTCCAGTCCGGTAGCGGAAGCGCCGGTCTTGGCCTCCGAAAATCCCCAGGCCTGGTAACCAGCAGTCAAAGCTGCAGACACTGCCTTTTTGACTTTGCCCAGAGCGGCGGCCAGAATGGCACAGGCCCCCAGAGTCGGTGCAGTCCCGGAGAAGGCAGCGGTCACGTCGCCGGAAATCTGCACTCCGCAGACATCGCTTTCGATGGTGACAAGAAATCCATCAATGGCATCGCCGTCAGAGCAGAGCGCAACGGTATCGTTGGCCGTGATCTTGACCGGCTTGCCTTTGTCGGCAGCCACCAGCCCCGAATGTTTAAAAGTTACAATGACAGGTTGTAAAACCTTTTCCGTAGTTGTTTCCATCTGAATCCTCTTTCATTTTTCGTAGTACAGCGTGCGCGCCAGTTCGCGCACACCTTCCGGCAGATTGTTCAGTGGATACTTTCCCTCAGAGATTGCTTTTGCATGATAGGGCCAGGAGTCTTTCTGATCTATGGGATAGCCCGCAAGGAGCAGATGCAGGCTTTCCAGCCCCGCATTCTTAATGTATTCCTCGTGGACTTCTTGATCATCAAGGCCTGCGGCCCAGCCCACGGCAGACAGTTGCTCGACTTCGTCCATGTTGTTGGACTCTTCACGGAGGCGCTTCATGCGGCGGAAAAATATTTCTTTATCGCTCATCTTATCAATGCCATCCGCTGCAAGTCAACAGGATTGGGAGTGAACATGGTGCGAATATTTCCATCATCATCCACTGCCACAAAGGCCCGTTCTGCACGGTTGTAAAATCCCATCCGTTTTTCTTCTGTTACCCTATCAGTATAGAGTAATACACGATCAAATTCCTGTAAAACCTTTTTCGAGAGTGCTGAAAAATCGGTCTCCGTCTTGAGTCCAAACTCAGGTCCGTGTAGATCGAAATGATCTGTCAACCATTCAGCATCCCATCTGGCCCGCTTCTGGAGAGTCTCAATTTTTGAGAGTCTCTCCAGTGGCTCCAGGTGTTGCCAGTCCTGAAAGCGGCTGTAATGGCGGTTGGTTTCCTCATTTCCTGGTGGTTTCACAATCTCTCCCGTCAGCTCCTCTCCTGTTCGGTTTTTGACCGTCACCTTCTGGCTGACCACAGTTGTGGTCCGGCAGCGAAAGTGATAAGGTGGGAGCGGCAGACCCAGCTTATCCACGAGATCTGAGGTGGACAAGCGTTCCAGATTGCCTCGGAAGGCACTGTCCGGTGGATTGCTGAAATTTTTCCAGAATCCTGGTCCATCGTAAGGGGTGCTCGTGAACTCATCCACAAAAGAGCTGACCTTTTCGACTTTGATACGGCGGCCATCCATGGTTTTGCAAAGGGCACTGGTGCGCCTGTCCATGATGGCCACGATCTCAATATCCTGGATCTTCAGCTCTTCGTAGCGCTTGACCCGGGAAAAGACTGAAGACCGGGAACTCAGGTTGCGAAAGATGTTCTCCAGATGGTTTCTGGTGCCCGGATCATTGAAGGCCGTTCCCAGGGCAGAGCGTACAGCCTGGATTCTGGCCGGAGTGTTTCCGCTTTTCAGCGCCTCCAGCACAGCCTGTCTGACGGGCTCTTCCAGCCCGAGCATCTTGCTCGACACATCAAAGTGATTGGCCTTAGCAAACCATTCAATGGTCTCCGTGGGCACAGGCAGCGTCTTCCAGTCTTTGCGCACCGGAAAATTCTGCCCCTGTTGCCAGGAGGCTTTGAACCCCGCTTGCAAATCCTCATAGACGGCATCCGGAAAACGCGTCCCGAACTCCTGCCGAAAAAAATCGACAATACGCTCAACCGCATCTTCCTCTGAAATCAATCTGCCGGCGGTGCGCAGCATAGTGGCCACAGCAGCGCCGTACTTTTTAAAGAACTGCTCAAGCACACCCGCCTGGATTTCATCCAGGATGGCTTCGCTTGCGCGGTCGACTTCCCCCAACCTTTCGGTCAGGCCTCCGGATTGTTGATCCGGTCCGCAGCACTCGTCAGCTTCTAAGCTGCCGCTTGCTGCTTTTTTTTTACAAAGTCCATCAGGTTCACGAGGGAACCGCCAGCCGCCGCTTTACCGGTGGCCTTCTCATAGCCCAGCTCCCGGGCCGCATCGTCCAGAGTGATCAGCCCGGCCTGCACTTTGGCCAGAGCATTCTGGATCTGGATCTGCTCTGTTTCTGCCCGCACTCGTTCTGCTTCCGCATCTGCCTGTCGGTTGATAGAAGCATCCGGACCCCAGACTCCATGCAGGCGGCTGAACCTGTATCCCAGGCTGCGCAGGTGCAGGGTCAGAGCAAATTTCAAAAACGATTCCACGGGCTGGCGCATGTTGGCCAGCTTGCGCACAAAAGCGGTGAAGACGACGCCCGCGTAGGTTTCAGTGGTGGAATAACTGCGGCCCAGAATGGCCGGGTCAATGTCCAGGCCCGAAGCGATCTGCTCTTCGTTGGTTTTCCAGACAGAATCAAAACCTCTGGTGTCTCCGGTCACATTGCTGTGCTTGATGTCAGTATCATCATAGGAGACCACCAGGCCCTTGCTGAGACGTTTGACCGCTGAGTCGCGCAGGTCATTCAGTTCTTTTTCTTCCGTTGCCGCTGCATCTTCCGGCCGAACTCCCGGGCGAGGCCGTCCACGCCGCCGGACCACATGCAGGAAACCAAGCAGCCCCAATTTTTCCAGAACGGAGCGTGTGCTCTTGCGGGCCGACTGTTGCACAAAGACATTCTCCAGAGCGGCAATGAAAGGCGGGATCCCGTAGGGCGACTCTTCGCTTTTCTCCAGAGCTTCATAGTAGTATTGCAGAGGATTGAGGGCGGCGTAGCCATGGGCAACGGCCTGATGCGGTCGCAGCACCGTGCGGCCTGCTTCCTGGACCCGACCAAAACGGATGCTGGCTGTTTTCACCAGGCGCAGTTCAGCCAGGCCTTTCAGGTTCAGGTTGGGCACGGCTTCTGCGGATACGGCCCCGGTAATGCAGACCTGACGAATGAGGCTATTGATGAGACCGGGCTGAAGAGCCATGAAGCGCTTGATCTCCAGCCGTGCTTTCTCCTGCTCTGATTCGCTGGCGTCTTCCAGTTCAAACTCCAGGCCCGTGTTGGCCAGCTGCACGATGCGCTTCACGGCCTGCGAAAGGTCTGGCGTGATCAGCACCAGCTTCTGAATCAGGTCAATGAATTCGATCGGGAAATCGGGGTGCACCTGGTCGATGTTGAATCTGGATTCCTCAGCAGAGTTTGCACGGTCACCGAGCACACCGCTGGTAAAAAGGCGCGCACTGGCACCCTCGAACCAACGCCGGGACCAGCGGCGGGTCCAGAGCACGATTTTCTGCACGACTTTCACTCTCTTTTGTCCCGATAACCCCTGAATTATGTCCCCATGTTTAGAACCGGTTCTACGATGGCTCTATTTTGCATGCAGCGCTGTCCATTTGAGTCACAAATGCAATCAGACCCATTGACAGGCCGCGAGAAAAGGCGGGCCTCTACGGGCCTGTATTTGCGTCTGAGAGCCATCGTTACTTTTTTCCGTTTCCGATGGCGAAATCCTTCATGTCGATGGCAGTGTTCGCTGCCGGATTGCCAAGCACCGCAGCGGCCTGAGAGGACGCGCGGCTGATTTCCTGTGAGCCGCATTTCTGGCAGCGGACCGGATGGGCCTCTTCCAGCTGGCGGCTGTACTCTGCGATGAAAGCGCGCGACTGTCCCAGGCTGGCAGCCTTCATAACTTCCAGCAGAGCAGCGTTCGCTTTCTCGCCGCTGGCGGTCTGGTAGAGACGCAGGGCCTCCTCGCGGGCAGCCTTTGTTTCGCTTTCCTCGAAAGCGCGCAGGCGCTCCAGTTCTTTGCTCTGGACTTCCTGATCTTTTTTCAGGGCTTCCAGTTGCTGTTGGACCTGTTTCAATTCTTCTTCCATCTTTTCCTCCTGGATAGTTTGGGATGATGTCTGCGCACTGAGCAAACGCTCGGCTGAAGCATGAGAAGCCCCGCCGGGCTGAAAGCGATCCAGATGGAGGGCCTTCGCGCTTGGATCAGCTCCGGCATAGACCAGGCTCACTTCCGGTATGCGGGTGATCCGGGTAACGATCCAGCGCACAATCTGACCATCCACTTCGCGGCCCAGATTCTCATAGAACTCCCAGCCCATGTCGGCGTGGCTGCGCCTGGCCTGAAAGCGTAGCTCCACACTGCAGGCGTTGATGGCCGGTGGCTGCATGGACAGGCCCCGGGCCAGTCGTGGATTGTTGGCCTTGTCGATCTTGAAATCGGCATCAATGCCAGGCACCCCCAGCTCCTCTGACCAGCGGGCATTCAGGGCCACGCCCACCCAGTCGTCCACATCCGGGTCATGGTTCTTGAAGATGGTCACATTGTTGAAGAGTGGCAGGGCTTTCTTGAGCATGGCCTGATCGCTGAGGTCCAGGAAGTAGCCATCGATCAGAATGGCGGAGAGCATGCGGAAGGGCCGTACAATGAAGCCATCTTCTGTCTCTGCGGCATCCGCAGTGGCAGGCGGAGGAGCATCAGCCAGAATCTGGCCCTGGTCCATGAGCCGCAGTCGGCCCTGTCCATTCTTGTGGACCTCAGCCCCGCCGTAAACGGCCAGGCCCGTCTTCTCGTCGATGGCCCAACCTGAGGCTGCTAACTCTTTCAGTGTCTCAGGCATATTAACCCCAGATCGGCAGAGCCGCCCCCGCTGGTCCGCCTTCACCTTCATAGGCCAGGCGCAATGAATTGAGCGCCATGCCGAAGTGGTTGGGGACTTTCTTTTTAAAGCTATAGATGGTCTTGCCGTTCTCATCCTCGCTGCGTTCACGGATGAGCATTTTCAAGTGATATTCAAATTCCTGGTAAAGAGCCAGATCAGAGGGACTGAGTCGAGCCGGATCGGGCAGGACAAAAAGCCCGTTTTTCAGTGCATCGACTGTATCTTGCAAAGACTCATCGCGATTGGTCAGAATGGTTTCCACATCCTGGGCACCCGGCAATAGTTCCGAGCGTTCGGCCCAGCGCTTCGCAAAGTACTGGATCTTGATGTTGCCCGGGAAACCGAGCGCCATGCGGATGCTCCAGTTCTTATTGGGCAGAGCGTCAAGAATCCCGGAATAAACATTCATGCGAATGATGGCATTGCAGTGGGCATCCTCATCCAGCACCGAAAATTTTCCCAGGCCAATGATGCGGATGCGATTGTCCCGCGTGGGCTCACCAAAGACCATGTGAACGGTGTCGCCCTGGTCGGCTCCCATGTAGGTGAAGAACTCAGCTCCTTCCTGTAGCCCGTGGTCGCCGCGCAGGCTCACGAGCAAGGTCTGGCTGATGGGCTTTTCATCCGCTGTGGTGAACGGCACTCCGATGGTTGAGATATAGAAGTTTTTGCGTTTCTGTAACGAGGTCTGCGACTTGTGCCAGCGCTTGAGCACCTCCGCCGGAGATAGCTGCTTGAAGGCCAGCTGAGACAGCTGGATGCCTGCTATCTCATGCTCGCGGGTGGGGACAAACTCACCTTTCTGGTTGTCGATCGGCTTCTGGCAATCCTTGCAGACGTACTCATCATTCTGAATCAGGCGCTCCGGGTTTTCCAGAAAGAGGGCCACGAGATCATTCCAGCAGCCACAGCCACAGCGCACATGCCACCAGTGCTGGCTGGAATCCTGGAACTGGGCATGGATGCCGTAATCATCTATGGAGGGCTGGCTGCCTGCCATGACAAAGCCGAATTTAGAATGGAGCAGGCGGTCCCGGGTGAACTCCAGATGCTCCGGGTTGTGCTCATCGACCTCATCCTCAATGTTGATGTCCGAGTCGAATGACTTCACTCCGGTCATGGTAGATGTGGAGCGGAAGGCGTAGATGGCCTTCCCGATGGCTTTGATCTTGATGTTGTCTGTGCCGTCCGTCTGAAGCAGAAGCTTTTCAAAATAGGGCGAACTGGCCAGAAGAGGGTCAATGCGATACTGCACAAAGTCACTCATGGCCTGACCATTGGGAAAGAAGAAGGCCACATTCATGTGGCGGCCGTCGGTCAGATACAGGGAGCGACCAATCATCCAGGTGGAGAAACCCACCTGTGCTGCCTTCATGCAAACGATGTGCTTTGCGCGCGCGAGCTTGCGGGTGATCCAGCGCAACGGTGCATGGCCGTTGAAATCGTAGGGAGCATAACGGGCTCCGCTACGAACCACCACATTGCGCACCAGGAACTCTTCCAGCGTGGTTTTCTCAAACTTGCGTCCGCCCTCGCTGATGAAGCTTTCCAGGAATTCTTTTTCTACAGATGCTCCCATAAATACGGCCGCCATCGTGAGTATTGCGATTCTCACTTTCATTGTGCTGCTACCTCGATTTCTCTGGTTCTGGTCAGGTGATTGAGTTTGCCGGAAATAATGCCTTTGATTTCAGCCCAGTGCTTCTTCATGACCTTACGCACTTCTGGATGATCATGCAGAGCTTCCAGCAGGGCCTCTGCGGCCATGAGCGGGCTAAAGCGATTCTCTTCTTCGCTTTCAATTTCCAGCTCCGCTTTGAGCAAAGCCCGGAAGGCATAGACCGATCCCTCGTAGCTTTTGGCTTCGGGGGCGGCTTCTGAAATGAGTTTGTTGTAAAGCGTCTGGCGCAGCGATGTCACCTGGTGCTTGATCTGGGAGCGCGAGAGAGCGGACTGCTCTTCAATGCGCCGCCGGGCTGCCCGGTCCACGTCCTGGCGACGGCTGTCCCAGTTATCGCCGTCCTGTTCTGCCTCGGCCCACTTGCGCACGGTATTGGCCGAGAGTTTTGGATAGTGCTGGCGCAGGACTCCGGCAATCTGCTCAGGATTCTGGCCCTGCAGGTAGAGGGCAAAGGCCCGCTCTTTGACCGTGGCATTATACATGCTGGCTTCCTTGCAGGCGGGCTTCGTCAGCTGGCAGCTCTGGAAGAGTTGCAGGGCCGGAGGTAGAGGGGAATGCCGCATGCGGCGAATCCGCTCCTGAGCACAGTCGCGCTCCCATTCCGTCCATTTGCGCAGGCATTGCTCCGCCGCGAGGCAACGGCTTAAATCCGCTGCATGCGTGGTCAGGCTGTTGTAGCGGAAGGCGGGTATAAAATTGCTGTGTTCGATCGTTCTGATTTCCGACCGGCTGACCACCGCTTCCGGTGGAATGATCAGCGTTCCCGCTGTGCTGTTGAAACTGCCCTGACATGCGGCCTCGCGCTTAGCGCGGACCTCCTGGGGGAAACTCAGGCACCCGCAGATCATCGTAAGAGCGAGGAGCGGAAGTATGCACATCCGGGCTCGTTCGACTTTCCTCCGTGCCAAAAGCGAAGCTGAGGGCCGAGCAGCCGCGCAGCCCCAGGTACGCGAGCAGGAGAAGCGCTGCCAGCACGAGCGGCAGGCTGAACTTGGGCGGAATGTCTTTGAAAATTGCATAGATCATAACTGCCTTGACTGGATCGATTCTTTTTCCGGAGGTCGAAAACGGGGGTCGGTAAAGCGCTTGCCCATGTAGAGCATGCCGCCCGCGCCAAAGACTATGCCGAGCAGGCCCAGCAAATCCAGCTGGTTCTGGCTGATTTCCAGGCCGCAAAAAGAGCCGACGGCCAGAGCGGTTGCATACACAAAAAACAGGGTAAAGAGCAGCCAGGTGCGTAGAGTCGTGGAACTGAACCGACCGGTGCGGCCATCTGTATAGAAGAACTTCATCGTCTACTCCCCCGGAGGATTTTCAGGACATCCTTGAGATCGTCTTTAATCTCCCGCACGTCCTGCTCTGTGCGGGCCGCTTTGGTTTCGAGGATCACCAGCCGCCGCTCCTGGGCCTGATAGGCCGTGAAGTAATAGACCAGCATGGAGACGACAAGAACTCCATAACTGATGAGGTCTTTGAGTTTAAACTGTTCCCGCTCCAGACTGCCCCTCCACTGCCCTGAAAAAACGCCCCGGCCTCGTGGGCCGGGACAAACAGGGGTTTCCAATCACACTTCCCGGAATCTACCGGAATCGTGTCAGGAATATAGCAGAGCTTTGAGAATGGTGCAACAGGCAGTTGCGGTCAGTTCTATCAAAAACCGCAACTTCTGAAAAAACCCGCAATTTCAATCCAAAAAAGTTTCAGAGCGGCTGGAGCAGGCTGCAGCGTGGGCAATGACGTCTTCTCTGGAGTATAGAATGGTGCGCCGAGATAGGATGCGGAAGCGCCCGCGATACTTACCCTGCTTGCGATAATTGTGCACGGTTTCCGCGCCAATGCCTCCCAGAATGCGGGCCGCTTCCTGGGCTGTTATGGGATCATCGAAGTAGTTGGGGCTGCTGGAGGTTTGACGCATACCTTGCCAGAAGCAAAGTATTGCAGAAAGTCAAGGAAAAAAAGATTCAGGCAGCCACAGGAAGAGGATCCGCGCGCTCCACTCCATATTGCAAGAGGCCATAAACCTGTTCGCGCACAGCTGCTTTCGTCTTGAAAAAGCTACGGGAATTGTGGACGAGCAGTCGCAAGCTGTTGTAGGCCAGAGAATAGAAAAGGATGCCCATAAATGACAGTGGAAGTCCTGGCCAGGTGTTTGATGACAATCATTTTGAAACGTAACTGAATGGGGCGATAAGCGGAATTTTTTTCAGAGGACAGCAATTCCTCAATTCGCAGCTTCTTTATCGATTGCACTTTACCGTAGCGTGCCGTAGCCAGAACCTGGTAAGAAGGGCATATTTATGCAGTGTGATCTGAGCGTTGATTTGACGGTCAGCTGGTGGCGCGCTGCGCCGGGAACGGGCCATAACCCATTATCGGCAGAAATCAATGGCAGTGGCGGATTCCGGTCTTTTTGTCCACATGGCAGCCGTTCTTGTCCGTCCGGCCACGGTGGGCATCCAGAGTAGCCAGGGCCAAGCATCCGGCCAGCAGTAGAAAAATAGCTTTTTGCATCATGCACAGAACCCTGCGGGTCAGGGCCGAATTGGCCAGCCTTTTTTTCACTCTTCTGGGAAGAGAAGGCTAACATTCAGAGGAGGAATGACAGAAACCGGAAGACCTCCGTGGAGCAGCATTTCGTGGAAAGGTTTGCCGCAAATAGGGAAAAAGGATAGCAGGAGCATTAATGGTTCGCTGCACATAGCTGGGCGGCCTGATAGCTTTGACCGGCCCTAATTGCGAAATTGCGTAAACTACTCACCCAACAGAGAAGCAGCCGCAATGATGATGAGTCTTGCTGTTATGGTTCTACGCATCATCTGGAGCAACCAGGCCCAGAACTGCAGCGCCTTCCATGTCATTGGTCAGGCCAAACATGGTCAGGCGCAAGTTCAGGATTCTGCAAATTTCGCGCAGCTTATAATTGGGGACGCGCTGCGACATATCCAAATAGACCGCGTTACCGGGATTGCCTTCACGGGTGAGCTCGCAAAAAACTCGATCGAGGCGGTTCGGTAGCTGCGGCAAAGTAATGACAGTTAACCTCCCCAGAAATCCTTGCGATCACATCCTCTGCGCTCCGCGTTAACTGGTGGACGTTGCCAAATTCCGTCATTACTCAAATCCTTTGTTTAGATTTTCTTTCTTTAGGCAGCTTTCTTGGAAACAATCGCCTGCAAAGTTGAGGTCCTTTTGTCAGCATCGTCCTTCAGATCCCATACCGGAACCAGATCAAAAGAAACGACTTCCGGGTTGGAATCGCTTTCAAACGCCTTCAGGTATTTTTCAGGCGCTTTGGGCTCGTTCTGAAAGGGCGCCTGATTGCTGCGTCTCTTCACATGCAGGTAAACAGAAATAGCCGCTTGAAAGCTTTGAAGGAGCTCACCTTCGGTTTTCCCATATACCAGCATATCCTTATCCAAGAGCTGGATATAGTGCATGCCATCTTCTTCATATCTTACTGCTCTGATTTTGATGTCCTGCTCCACTTTTTGCGTCTCCTATGGGGTTGCCCCAATTCTTTCATTCTCCTATCGGAAAAAAAGAGTTTTTAGCCAGCTTCGGTCAACCCCTTTTTGTGGCCAATCAAAGTTCATTTTTCCTCCCCCGCCTCCCTTTTTTCCACCGTATCCTCCAGAACATCCTCCCGCTGAAACATGCGCTCCAACTTGATGACCACCCCATCCACGACGGCCTGCTTGCCGGTTATGTCCAGATCCGGGATGCCCCGCCCGTGGGCCCGCAGGAGCGTCCGCCCCTTGTGCCGAACCAGCTGCTTGAGGGTGCCTTCCCCCTCCACAAAGGCCACCACGATATCCCCGCTCCGGGCCCGTTTGAGCGTGTCTATGAAGACAATGTCCCCGTCATAGATGCCAGCCCCCTGCATGGACTGTCCCTTGACCCGCACCAGGTAGCAGCGGTCATGCAGGCCCGGGAAGTCCGGCACCTGCACCATGGTGTATTCCTGATCCACAGCAGCAGGCGGGCTGGCAGGCACGGTGCCATATAGCCGCAGGCCCCATGATTCTGGCCGGGGCGGCTTCTGGTAGGGCAGACGCTGGGGCGGTTCGGCCTCCGGGGCCTTTTCGATGAACATGGCACCCTCGCCGGTCAGAAGCCAGGTTGGGTTAACGTTGAATTCTGTAAGCAACCTCGCAATGGTGTCTTGGGACAATCCCTTTGACCTACCGTGGAGAACATTACTCAAAGCGCCCTGTGACACCCCGATCTTATCCGCAAAAGGGATCTGCTTAAGGCTCACGGCCTTCATGATCTCCCGGAGGCGATCCGGGAAGCTCATAAAGCTTTGAAAAAAAATAGCTGCATACGAATATTTTCTGCTTGACTTTGTAGCTGCATGATGCTAATTATTATTAAACCCGAGGCCAATAGTTGGCCTTTGGGGTCGGAAAAAAAGCAAGCAATAAAAGGGGCATCACATGGAAACACTGAGAGCAAAAATCAACTGGCTTCAGGCCAATCTGGAGCAACTGGACGGACGGGACCAGAGCAAGCTGGTCCGGATCATCGACACCGCTGCGGCCCGCATGGAACGGCAGGACATTCTGGCGCGCTGCAATATGGCCGAGAACCACATGCTGGGGCGTGGTGGGCACCGCATCGCAAAACTGCGCCAGATGAAGAAGCCCCGGATGAGCGCAGACCTGTCTGCATGGCAGGCTTACGAATCGGCCACGATGGCAGCCATTGAACGCATCAAAGAAGACATCACAGCCGGACAGGAACTGGGCCTGAATCTGGCGACCTTGAGCGATGAAGATGCTCTGGCCAGACTGGAGCATTGCAGCGGCGACTGGATCCATCGCCTGAACCAGGCCTATCCGCTCTACCGTCATCACCGCCTGGTCAAGCTCAGCGCGAAAATGGGACGCAAGGCGCGTCTGAACTGGCTGGGCCTGCTGCGTGAAAGCACGGCGGCGCGGGCAGCAGCCTGATGTTTTTGCCCGGCCTGCGGAGGTCAATCGGGTTCGAATCCCGACCGGGCCCATCCCGGCCACTCGTGTGGCATGAGCCTGATGGCAGGATCGTCGGCCGGACGTTAACAGGCCTTTGTTATTATTGATAAAGATATAGTATAAAGGAGAGGCGATGGCAGCAACGGCAGAAAAAATCGAAAGGCTGGCCGGTCAGGCTCAGAGCGGCATAGAACTCTGGCGCCGGATTGAGCCCACGGATCTGGGAGCGATCAAGCGCAGGCTGAAAGCCAAGCATGGCAACCTGACCCGGGCGGCAAATAATATAGGTCTTCCATATAACAGCTTCATAAATGCGATAGCTGGTCGGTACCAGTATGTATCACTGCTTGAGCCGATCCAGCAGGATCTGGAACTGAGTGATGCTGATGTGCTCCGGCTGTGGCCGCTGCTGCGGAGGTGGCCAAGGTGAGTGGCGTGGTAAACAGCATTCTGATCGAAAGGATCATCTATCGCAAGGTGGATGCATATGGACAAATCCTTGTCAACGGAAAACTTTACGATACACAATGTGAGCCAGGAGAAATGGTGCGGATCTGTATCACGGAGAGGCTACGCGAAGGCTTGCCGCAGGAAATAGACTGGCCTGATTCAGACGATTTTCATTCGTTCTTTCAGACTTCTATGGCGGCAATGGATGCCGCCCAGGAAAAGGCAGTAGCTTCCCACCGTTTTCAGGTGGAACCATTATTTGGCCGGCTTCGCTATGGAATCCAGCTGTTTTTAGCGTCTCTACGAGACCGATGGGCGTGGTTTCGAACTCCAGCAGCAACGGGCAGACCTTCAAGGTCTTCCGCTGAGGATCAAGGAGACCATCCCGAAAGCTCTTTTCTTGATGATAAAAGAAACGCATCAGAGTTAACGTCGCCAGATGCGGTAGCAACTCCGAGCCGCAGTAGCCGCTGGCAGCCGAATCACAAGACGAGCAGGTTCTTTGACATAAAGAATTGTGCCCGATGCAGCGCGGACCACAACCATCTGGAA